CCGGCATTTCGTGAGAACCCGTTGGCCCCTTGATCTGGCTCAAGGGGATAAGCCCCGTGTTATGGTCTCGGATTGACCTAGAACATTTTGTTAGAGTTGTTCACTAACTCTAGGGATCCTGCAAAGAATGAGCTCTACAGGAATAGCTCCCCAAACATAGAACCCACTGAAATGACTTCGTCGAGTCGATTCCAGAGGCCGTTCAACTTTGCACCCGCATCAATGGCTCTGTGCGCATGGCGCACGAGCGTATCAATGGGGTCAGAACCAGCTGCAGTGGACGTCTTAGGTCCCATGATGTTGGCGACAGCATCAATTTGAGCCGGGTGAACGACAGTGTGTTGAGCACTGGAAGACATGATATGCGCTGGGTCAACAGTAGCCTCAAAGACAATGGAGACCTCAAGCCGCACATCAGCCGACGAAGGAGTCATGCCAGTCCCACCAAGGTAGATCACTTCCAACGCGTCACCCATGACGTTAAGACCGTTAAAGCTAGGATTGTGGTACCTGCAAATTGCTGCAGTGTCCATATCGACTGTAGCTTCAACATAGTCTGGCTCGTCTTGGATACGGGAGATGGTAGATCCCGCCCCGATAAGAGTGGAAACTGTGGCCGCATAGAACAAACCCTTGCGGGTGTCCGCTTGCCCGACATACGAAACTTTCCCGGTGATACCGAGAACCCGGACTTGCGTAAAAGCAGTGCTCAGGCTAGTGTAGTTGGGTACATCGAACGAGGTGTATGCGCCGATGACATCGGCGGTAACTCCGGCTGTCTTGTAGAAATCCGCCAATCTAGGCGCTACTAGAACTACGAAGTTCCCGTTGACGTCCGTCGACAGCGTCACATGGGCCTTTTCCCTCCACATCACGGTGGGGGTCCGGTTGTAGTCTGGGATCCCCGCTCCCTCCAGTGGGCCGTTTAACGGGTCCGCCACTAGAGTCATGAACGGGGTCATTGCTGCCTTTGCCTTGCGCTTCCGGTTCCGCTTCCGTTTGGGAGCGGCGCCAGGTGCAGCAGGTGCAGGCAACGTCGGTTTTGAGGTTCGTTTCGACATGGATTGGGGAGCCCGGCGGCGTAATCATGTGTGTGAGCACTTGTTTTGAAGCACTCCACTACTTCAAACTCCGTCAGCCTTCCCCCCGATTCGGGGTACAAAGAACGAGGATGAGCTCAGTTCTCCCCAACGGGACGCCCACCGCCGAGCGCGGCCAAGGCTTCATAGTGCAAGTTGAGCACTAGATCCCTGAACCTCCTGAACTCGTCGGGGGCATAATGCAATGCCACTTCCAGTGCAAGGAGTTTCTCATAGGGCGATTCCGTGAGCCTCCACTTGAATAGGAACGCGACGCATGCTTTGCGCGCCCGGGGGTTGAAGATCTCCCCAGACTTAAGGTCGTATTCCAGTCCGCAGAACTCAATAGGATCGCGAGTTACCTCCTTGATAATCGATCCGATAGCCGCATACCTGCTGACAATCTCCTCGTCGGATAAACCGAGTGTCTCCTCAACGGTGTCATCACCCATTGCGAGCACACGGATGCGCCCATCCGCAATGGGTTTCTCACCGGGGTGAACGAGGCACCACTCGCCTACGCGGGAGATGCTGTTGTGGCACGAAGTGTCCATGGAACCTGACTTCTGGAGAGCGCGCATGATTTGCTTCCACACACGCCCAAAGCCGTCAACCGGGCAGGACCGGGACAGCAGCAGGAATCTCTTCCCGTGCAAGCTAACACGGAAAGCAACACCGTCATACCTTGCCTTGGTGCGGGGACCAAGTGACAGCAGGTCTTCGTCTAAGGTGAAGTCGTAGGACGAGCTATCCGTTCCGGCAGGATCCTCCATCGCGGCAATGGCGTTGCGGGTGGTGCCCGCGCCGCCATAGCCAGGATGGTTCCCCATGCCGGGACGGAAACACAAGTCCTTGTAGTTGATTATACAAGCTTTGTTGAACTTTCCTGAAATCGTGGCTTCGACCAGGTGGTCCATAGAGCTCAACGACCAGATCAACCGCACCCGCCCATCCTCCAATTTCTTGGTAGAATGGGGTTCCTCCTTGGTGAAGAGGTAAATCGGGTCGACAAGGCCAAATGCAACTAACTCAACAGCATCCAAAGACGCAATTTGTTCCCAGCTGAGCAACTTAATTAGGGTGAGCCTAATAGCAGCCGCAGCAAGAAACTCGGGAACCCCAAATGTCTCAGCGCAACTCTTGAGAGTGGAGCCAAGACGCCTTCCAGGGAGGCCAGGAGAGGCGTCTTTACGCATACTTTCGTAAGTTGCAGACACTCGGGTAAGCAAAACATCA